GTGGGATATAGAATTCGTTTGGTTTTTGCTGTGTTTGTTCCATATTCACATCTGATTGTTCTTGGTTAATAGGGATAGTTATTTTTTCAAAGTTTTGGTCGTTTGGCGATGATTGGGTTTGAGTTTGATTGTTATTGGCTGTTGATTGTTTTGATTTAGACATTTATTAGGGGATTCACCTCCTTGGTGATTTTAGTATTTTTGTTATAATAGTAATTTAATATTTTAATACATACAATAATCTAACCAGTTTACTGATTGACGTTTTGTAATTTTATTTTTCTTTTCTTGAAGGTATATCCAATATAAACCATACATTAAGGCGGAAAATTTATCTTTTGGTATTGCCCTTGAAACACGTTCAATTTTTGTTTCTGATCCTGCTTGTTTATACGTTAAATTCATTATTTCTTCACATAAATTATCTGTTAATATATAAGGTATTTCTGAATTTGCTAGTTCTTCACTATCTTTTATTTTTCTTTTAATTTTCTTTTCTAAATCTTTTATCCCCTCATGAGGAGATTTTAATAACCCCACATCTAATTTGTTAAATACTTGCATAAAATGATTTATCATATTACTATTACGTGTTTCTTTATTTTGTGATTTTAAAGCATAAACTATAGGAATACTATTTTCTAATTTATACTTATCATATTCAGAATCATTTATTACTGAATAAGGTGGATTACCATCATTTAAATCTAATATCAATTGGTCAGTTACGGCAACGCCCAACCCATTATTATCAATTACTAATACCCTAGGTTTAAACTCTTTTACTTTTTGTTTTAAAAATTTTGCTTGTAATGTACTATGCTGTCCTTCCATAGAAAAAATATTTACAACTTCTTTTGTATAATCCCCATTACTTTTTGGTGTCATTTTAATAACAACTAAACATGATAAAGCATTTTCATCACCTTCATTACGACTTACATCATATGCTAAACAATATTCTACTTTATTATCCCCACAATGTTCCCATTCAGCAACACCAACAACTCTAATTTTTCTTAATTTATCATCTGACACTAAAGAATCTGAAGAAGAGCCAGTCCATATTGATTGATATTCACGCATAAAATCCATAATACTATATGTAGGAGATTCACGTAGTTCTTCTATAAAATCAATATCTAATTGTCCATGCAAACAAGGAAGTTCATATGAATTACCAAGACAAAAAGCAGATTTACCATTAACCATATCTTGATAAACTTCTCTTAATTTTTGATATCCAAATTGTTGTTGTGTACCAGCCGTTGTAAGATACAATTCTGATTTATGTACTTCGTTTGGATCAATTTTATTACACATTGCAGTACGGTCATTTGCCATAAGAGGGATAACTACAGAATTTAATATATCGCCATCAAATTTTTTATCTACAATCTCTTCAATCGCCCCACCAAACCTTCTTCCGCCACGAGTTGAATCACGCATTTGTACAATATCATACCTTGAACCATTGTAAAAAACAAGTTTGGTATAATCTTTATTTTCTACAAATATTTTTACTTCATTTCTTAATAAAGGCCAATATTCAAATATATCATTTAAACAATCTGCTGTAATTTTAGCAGCTTGTTCTTTTCCAGGTGCGCAACAAAATAGTTTTGTACGAGGGTACATAATACATTTTAATACAAATGCTAAATTTTGAAGAAAACTTTTTGACGTACCTCTTGTAGCAGTAAGAAATACTTTTCTATATCGCATCATTATTCGCAAATATACTCTTTGATAAAAATATAATTGTACTTTAGGATTATCACCTGAAAGCCAATCAAGAAAATGGTCAGGATACTCACGAAAATAACTACACAGCTCTCTCCATTTTTCTTTATGTTTTTGAAATCCTTGCACCATTAACTCATTTACCTTATTAGTTTCAAATAATCCTGGTCTTTGAAATGTATCAGAATCTCTATATCTTCTATCTTTTTTACTAAAATTACTATATGATGCCATTTAAACACCACCTTCATTTATCTTAGGGGTATCAGAAGGTGGCTCTACCATAGATTCAACTTTATTTAATTTTAATGTAAAATTAGCAATATACATAATTGTTTTATCTACAATATCCTGAGATAAACCTTTTATTTTTCTATAATGATCCCATGGTGGAATAAAATCATCTTTTTCGACTTCAGCATATATTTGACTAAAACCTCTTAAACCACCAGTTTTATCTATATCGGTTTTATCAATTGCTCGAAATTGTGAATCAGCCATATATTTAGAAAATAAATCACCTAATTTTTTTGCTTCATCATAACGTCCTGCTTCTAGTTCAATATCCATTTTCATTGAAATAAGTGCTAACTTTTTTAAATATGTTTCTTCTTGTGGAGTTTCAATTCTATTTTTATCTTTCATATTCCAATAAAATTGTTCTAGTTTAAAATATTCTTCATTAGAATAATTACCCCATCTAGCAATCATTTCAGTAGTGACTTCAAAAGAAGGATTATGATCAATTATATTATCCATATTTATTTTAACTGGATTAATACTTTCTGGTTCAAACTTACTATCTTTCCATGTTCCTTTTTTAAACTCATTCATTTTTGAATTAGCGATTCTTATATAAATACTCCAAGGATCTTCAGGACTTTTTTCTTTTGCAGACCGCCAATATGAATATATAAATGGGATATCTAATAATTGCAAAATTTTATATATAGTTTCCATATTATTATAATCAATCATTGATTTAACGCATTTTTTACAGATATTTAATTTTCCATCCACTGACAAAACAGAATTTGTATTGTAAAAATTATTTGGTGCAAGTTCCTTTTTGCAACTATCACAAATCTTTTTGGTTTGTGACTTTATAGATTTATTGGTGTTTGTTTTTTTGGTTTTTGGCATAAAGCCACTCTCCTTTATCAATCAATATTTATAATATTTATATATTTATATTTATCATCTAACAAATCATCAAATTCATAATTATAATACCTATTTTTAAATTCTTCAAAAGTTAAGATATTATTATTTTCATTTTTATAAAACTTGTGATATAACAAATGAATTTTATCAATGATAACTTCACCATATCCGTATTTATAGTGTAACGTTAAACATAAACTAGACATATCTGATAACTCTTTATCCGTATAGAAAGATATTGACTCTCTAATATCTAAATTTAATTTTTCCAACACTTCTTCCACAATTTTATAAAATGGATATGTATGATGAACAATTACATTTTTTCTATCTTTTATATTTGTAACTGAGCAAGTATAATTATATTGTTTTAAAGTATCAAACTGCCACTGTTTCACTTTTGAACGTAAATAATTATTTAAATCTGTTATACCACCCTTCCAAAGATATGAGTTTTCTCCAGATAAATTTTCAGATATACAATATCTACAAGTATGATTAGCATGTTTTAAATTATTATAATTTGTTGTTTGAATACCTTTATCCTTATGTTTAATACAAATATATTTAATATCAGTAAATATATCAATGTAACTAGTTAACTTAATGTATCCTTTATTTCCAAAATCTTTATTTACAATATCTTCATCTATTTTTAATTTATCACCAACTGCTTGCTTAACTTCGTTTAATTGTGTATTCCATTCAACGCCATATTTATCAATCATAGTCTCTCTTACTTTTTTACTAGCACAATTAATACATGCATCTTTTTTATTTATACTATCTTTAAGTTTTTTATTGTATAAATTATATTTTATTGGTTTAACTGTACCACAATAATCACAAGAATATTCAACAAATACATTAGAACTTGGAGGTAAATCTTCAACTTTACATTCAAATAAATCTCCTGGTTTTGTCCAGATATACCCTTTATTTTCATACCATTTTTTAGAAAATCCATTCCATTTAACCATTACTGTTTTACTTTCTAACATTTTTCCATCATCCTTTCTATTTTAGTTTCCTCTCTGCAAAATAAAAAAGAGTGGGGTAATGCAGAAAGGAAGAGGTAGCGAACCTCAATCATTTACACCCACTCAAACTAATTTAAATTTATATTTCTAATCTAGAAATCATCACAAAATCTTGTATTTATTATGATATTTTAATATTATATTATTATTTTAATATACAACAAAATTCACTAGTTTATGAAACTAATGAACTCAATCTATACTAAAATATCTTATTCATCTTCATTAATTTCACGAATCATATCTTTATGATCATTCCATCCCACATTCTTACCTTTAATATATAGATCATAAAGTGCATTCCTCAGACAAACTGGACACATATCACCATTTTCAATCATTTCTGCTGCTTCATTAATAAGATTTATTTCTTCGCAAATTTCAGGTGGAATTTCACAATCTTCACAATTATCACAAACTACTTCTTCACTCTCTTTCCATTCCTCACATTCTTCACTAACTTCTTCTACATTTTCCACATCATTATCATTATCATTATCATTATCATTATATTCTTCCAAACCATCAACTATATCCATATATTCATCGAAACTAACCTCTCCACCATCCACAAACCATTTAGCCGCAATAAATTCCATAGTTTCATCGTCGTAATACCGTTTCGTTTCAAGTTTCATGTATTTTATTTTCTCCTTTTAATTTTATAAATATTATTTTTGTATTATGATGTTAAACATTAAAATAATTCTTCAATATCATCCACAATTTTAGTTGCAATACCATACTCAATACACTCTGAAGGGAATAAATACCAATCTTTATCTTCAATTTCTTTATATTTCTTAGGAGTTAACTTTGTGTTTTTCAAAATATATTCCTTAGTTAATTCATTATCTTTTTCAAGATACTTAGAATAATCAATAATTTTATTCACATCTGAAATAATTCCACTAGAACCCTTATGTATCATAACTCTAGAAGTAGGTAGGAGCAACCTTTCATTTGCTGCTAAAAATATCATTGCACCAGCACTAAAAATTTTACCCATTCCAATTGTTATCACAGGAGTTTTAGACAACATTATAGTAGATATGAGAGCATTCATAGCGGAAACATCTCCGCCATCAGTATGAATAAAAATTTTTATTTTT